CTTGAGATCCGGGTTTGCACCGGGCTCGGACGGATCACGCAGACGCATCCGACGCAGGCGACCGATGTAGGTGCCCTTCTTGCCGTAGTTGGGGGTCGACTCACCGGTAGCGTTCATGATCGAATCAAGCAGAGCCATTTTGTTCTTCCTTCGTTCGTGGGCTTTCGCCCGGTTCGTGGCGGTTGACCGCCGATGTGTCCTGAGTGTATCCACCCGGGATATGGAGTCAAGCCCCCTAGATCAGCCCCACATCGGATCTGCTGGGCGGCTTTGACGGTAGTCTTCTACCACGAATGCATGTCCGTCGTGGTCAAGCCAATGGGCAGCGAGCAATCTCTGGTCCGTGCCCATCACGTCTTCAACATACTTGGCGTCGCCAAGTACCTTCTCGATGGCGTTGAGGTTCTCCAACGAGTGCGCGTAGAAGTGGAACCGAACCAAGTCCGCTTTCTGCCCTTCGCGATGGTGTCGGGCGAGAAGCTGCTCCACCGTCTTGCCACCAGACGGAAAGCCCATGATCAACGCTTCGGACCACTGTTGCAGGTTCTTGCCGGTTCCGTGCGCCCGCACCGAGGCCGCGCAGGGGCCACGGTAGGTCTTGATCCGTTCATCGCCTGCCCCGAAGTAGGGGATGTCCTTGAACCGCCCGCCAACAAGGTCGTCGTCTTGTTCTTCGGTGTATGCGGTTGAGTGGGATACCCACACCACACCGCCCGTTTCTAGTGCCCACTTCTCGGCATCTCGCACGAGGTAGTCCGAGATCCAGTACGGCTTGGTGTTGGGCTCAAATGTGTGTCGCAGATCACGCCACCGGGTAAATTCAGGCACGTCGCCGAAGGTGCCAGCTTCAACAGCGTTCCAGACTTGCAGCGGCGTGTCGTAGGACGTCTTGCCGTGAGATTCCATGCGGGCGCGGACAAACGAAGTCCACGCAGCTTTGGCTTCACGCCACTCGCGAGGTGGGGGAGGGTCGCAATAGTACGCGAAGCCGTTGGCAATCTCGCGAGTATGATTCCAGAAGGTGACGCCTGCCTCTACCGGGTCTCCCGTAGGGAGGACGTAGTCTTGCCGTAGAGCCGCCATTGCAGACCGGACTTCAGCCGGTACCGTCACATCCCGTCGCTGAAGAATGAGCGGTAGCCCGCACGAGACTTCCCGCGACGTAACGACGAAAGGAGTGTGCGTAATGCGGTCACGAACCGCACGGCGGATGTCGTCGAGGTTCGGCGAGTCTTTCTCGGGACAGAGACGTAGGAGCGCACCGGGTTGCAACCTCAATTCTTCCTTGACCTTGCGATCAATACACAAAGACATCTGCTCAAGAGCCAACCAGTCACGCGGGACCGGGGAGTAGTCCTCTAGCGCCGCTTCGAACTGGTGGGCAAACTGCTTCAGGGACACGTCCCATGCAGTTCCCGTCAAGGGGCAATAGGCTACCTTGCCTCCACGCTTGCGCTTGTTCTTGATGAAGCGGAACACGCGACGCGACCGGCCAGACTTGAGCGTCTGGAGGAAGTGGGCCTCATCGGGGATGATGAGGTCCGGGTCGAACTCCTCGATGTACGTCGCGTAGTTGACGGTTGAAAGGGATTCGTAGGACAGGACTCGGATGACCGGATCGCCCGGAGATACCTGTGAAACTTCATCCGCGCCGAATGCTGCGGGGAATACCCAGTGTTGCCGCAACGTTGCGAAGTCGTCCAAAGTCTTTTGACGCAACGCAGCCGGGACGAGGATGAGGACTCGCTTGGCCTTCAAGATGCGCGGCAACAACGCACTCAATAACGTCTTGCCGGCTCCGGGTGCCAACAACCCTACGAGGCGACCCCGTGCAGCTTCGGCCAAGGCCCATGCCTGAATACGCTTCAGTTTCTGTGTGCCAGTCGGAGTCTTCAACGCCCCGGTAAGAACGTCGATGATCTGATCTAGTTCTTCGTTGGAAGGTGGCGCTCGCTTAGGGAGCGCCACAATCCGGTCGAATTCGGGGTCGTTGAAGACTTGCACGTCAGTCTCCGATTGCCAGTCCGAGAGCACCAAAGGCGAACGTGCAGACTACTAGCAAACCAAGGAGCGAATCAAGCGACAGCATAAGTACCCCATCAGACGCGGTTGAGACCCAGCAAGGCCACAGCCAACTTAGCCGCTTCGATGCGCTGGTCAAGGTTTGCTTCGGGTTCGTTGCGAACCTCCCAGATCGTGCTGTCGATCACCGTGATGAGTTCGTCGTGCGTGTAGTGTCGTGCAGTGCCCTGAGTCGGGTGGACCGGCATCGGAACTGAATCAGGGAGGTCTGCTTCTGGTGTGCCCGTGCTGGCGACGTATTCTGCGGCGTCGACTCGTGCGACCTTGACCGATCCTTTCGGGCGGCCTCGACCCCGCTTGACCTCGACCACGGGGGGTGGCGCAGGCTCCGTGGGGGACACATTCGGCTGTGCGTCGGGCGGGACGACCGATGGCGCGATGTCGAGGGCGATGCGAACTGAATCAAGCAGGGGCATCACCGGAGGGGGCGGGGCTGCGAGGGGAATCAACTGGCGGGACTCCGGTGGGACTTCGACTACTTCGGCGCGAGATTCCGGCAGCGGAGCCGGGGTGGACGACGACAGGGCAGCGAGTTTTGCGAGGATCTCAGGACTCACAGGATCTACCTCCTTCACCTTTCGGTGTCCGGCATAGTCTGGGCACAGATCCTTGAAGTGACAACCCCCATATTTGAAACAAGCCTCTCCGGGTGAGGCTTCGACCTCGACCGCTTTTGGACGCCGCTTGGCGATCTGGACCAGATCCGTCACGACCGGACGCCACTTCAAGAGACCCGCTTCCAGCATCTCAAGGTTCTGTGTCAGGGTCACGGGGCGAGTCTGCGGTGGTCGGTTGCGGGGTTGCTCCCGCTTGACATAATTCCACTGAAGCTGGACTTCGTCCCGGTTGTCGAACACAGCACGATAGGCGACGCCATACAGCACCGTTTGGGCATCTGTGGCGAGGTCTTCTTCCGACTTGGCGTAGCGGTCGATGTTGGACGTGGTCTTATGGTCGTAAATGACGTGGTTGATCGGGTCCACCAAGTCAATCTTGCCGCGAAGCAGGGCATCTTCACCGGGCCACGCGAGGGTGAACTCGGCTTCGGCTACCAAGTGCTCGGCCCGTGGTGGACACAAGCCCAACAACGCCTTGGCTTCGGGCCGTTCCGGTGCTGTGCCGTTCTTGAAATAGCACTCCACTTCGTTGTGGATCGCGGTGCCGTCGTTGGTAGCCCCGGTCTCAGGACGGGTTATGCCTTCCAACTTTTCATACGCCCATGCCCTACGGCAGGTGGCGAACGTGGTGAGTTGGGAAGCCGAGACGGGAACCGGTCCGGTTCCGTTGTAGGTGGATTGTGTCACCCACGCAGTCTACTACGGCTGTAGTGGGTTGTGTCGCCCGTACAGTCAACCACTAGATGTAGGGGGCTGCACCCACAACATCTAGTGGGTCGAGTAGCAGTGACCACATTTTTCTTCCCGAAAACGGGATCTTTGCTCTAAAGAGGAACCTATCATTGGATCTAATTGAGCAAGAAACCGGTTTTCGGGAACAGTCTGGTGGTCGCTACAGACGTGACCCACTAAAGCTGGGGGGTCAAGGCCACAAAAGCGGACGCTTACCAGCCCAAAAACCACATTTGCCTACATGTGAAGCGGGTACACTTGCCCAAATGCACTTGCCCACTAGACCCCTCCGCAACAGGGGCTAAACTGGTCCCCATGCCAGTCTGGACTTTCGCGGACAACCTCGCCTTCACTCGCAGGTATGACTTCGCCCACATCATCCGGTCATCTGACGACCCCGAGGCTACCCTTGAGTCACTCCGCGAACCTTCACCCCTGCGCCCGACTGAGAACAGTCCTTGGTTGTTGTGGCGTCTCAGAAGGTGTTGGGACCATCTGAGATCAGACCGTGTGGTCATGACGCTTCAAGCCACGCGAGAAGCCATGCTGCACCGGAAGTCTTTGCCTCGGGAGGCTTGGCTGGTGTTGGGATTGGCCTCCCTACCCGAAGACGAATGGATACCGCCGCAAGACCCCTTCGACCTGATTGAAGAGATTACGATTTCAGTTGACGGCGACCAAGACTTCAAGGATGAACTAACCGCATGGGTCCGCAATACGAAACGTCGAGCCACAATCCAACGAGTGCTTCATTGGATTCCTTGGTCCTGAGTCGTTTCAAGACTTGGCGCGGACTCGTGTACGCAGGGCGTTTTGGTGTCGTTGGAACGCCAATTGACTCGTTCGGCGACCTTGCTGAGTTGACCGCTGAAGCCGAAAAGCGCGTATTCGAAAAAGGCTCGGGACCTGCGGTCATGACCGCTTTCACGCCCAACCATCGCCGACGCAACGAAGACTTCACTGCCGAAGCCGTTGTAACCGGTTTGGTCATAGACCTTGACGACGGTGTGCCTTCACTAGAACCCATCCGAGCAATGCTGGCTCGTCTCAGAGCACAGGACGTTGCGTATCACTTTCAGTGGCGCAAAGCCGCCACGACATACAAGATCCATGTGATCTTGCCCTATGCCGAACCCGCGCCGGCCAAAGATCCCAGCACCATCCGAGAACAACAAGCTGCGCTAACGCAGCGCATTCTGCCGGAAGGAATCCCGTTCGACTATGCCACGACGAAGGCTGCGGGTCTGTGCTACCTGATGACGCCTCGCCCCGGTTCGCAGGAACGGGTCAACACCGAGATCCACTTCGGTGCGAACGCCCTCGACTTCGTGGCGATGTATCCACCTTGGCTCCAAGGTGAAACCCGCCGAAAGAGGTCTAGGGCGGAAGCCACCAACGAGACGAAGATCATCCTCGGCGCGATGGAAGTCAATGAATGGGTCGAGTCCAAGGGTGCGTGGGACGTGACGTGTCCAGTCGGCCACGGAGACGACTACAAGTCGAAGACGTACCTGTACCCACACGGAACGATCTCTTGTATGGCAGGCAAGTGCCAAGGCAAGCCGCTGGCGTGGTTCCTTTCGCACCTACCTGACGATGTACGGGAACAAGTCATCGCGTCGTCGGTAACTCCGCTGAAGCTGGAACTTGCACGAGTCGAACCCAAAGTTACGGTCGCACAAGCCCACGATTCGATGCGCGAAGCCCTTGCCGATAACCGAGCCATCGAAGGTCATGCCACGGTGGTGCAGGTCTCGACAGGCGCAGGTAAAACCCGGGCTATTGCGGAATATCTGAACATGTATTCAGCCCCCTTCGAAGGCGAACGGGACTCGTCTGGCTTGTCTGCGGTGCTGGCGGTACCAACGAATGCTCTGTTGCGCGAAATCGAACCGCGCCTCACCGTCCCACATGTTCGTAAATTCGGTGTCTTGGCGGTCCTGAACGACGACGGTACCCCCGCGTGTAAAAAATTCGCCTTGGCCAAGTCTCTGCAAGACTCTGGCGGTAACGTCCACCGGTTGCTGTGCAGCCATTGTGAGTATCGTGAGGACTGTCCAGCCCGAAACAACGCCACGGTCGGCGACGGATCGTTGACCCTGACCAACCACGCTTTGATGCCGACCGTGGCGCAAAAGTTGCTGGAACGAGGGCGGCATCCGTTGCTTGTGTGGGACGAATCCCCACAGTGGGTTGAAACCGGCAACGTGACGCTCAAGGATCTGGAATGGTTGACCTTGGAGTTCGATCGCGAAGCAAAACCACCCAGAGGCATGGATGCGCTACTCGACGCAATGGTCGACGTCAAGTTGTTCTCAGACCGTTACCGTGGCGCGGTACGACCGGTGCTGGAAGCACTCAGGTGGATACGCTCCGCGTTTCAAGGCATCATTTCGTGTCATGAAGCCGTTCAGCAATGGGCCGCTACACTAGGAAACGGCATGGTGCTGGCCAAGGCCCGCGACGCCACCGGCATTGAAAAGTCCGGAGACGCTTGGAAAGACCTGATGGCGTGTTTCGCCGCAGCGGCGATGCTGAACCATTCCGAGATGGGTTTTGATGGTATGCGTGGAGACACCCAGCAACGGGTCCTGCGGGCAGAACGAATTATGCGCGTGTTGGGCTTGATGGCTGGTGAAGACGCGGTCTTGGTGCTGGACCAGCATCATGTCTCGATCTCGTCTCTGACAGCTAGCGGGGCGTTGTTCCGCAAGTATGGCGGGGTCGTACTGGATGCCACGGCAAACCTCGCTGAACTTCGTCGCTTGCGCCCAGATCTCCGTCCCGTGACATTGCGCGTGGCTGACTCCGGTGAGACTGAACGCTACCTTCAGCACCTTCCGGGGTTGGATCGGAAGTCTCTCAAGCACCGTCCCGAGCGGCTGACGCAATGTGTCTCTCACGCAAAGTCCTCAATCGCTCGATGGGCAAAAGCGGGGCGGGTCGAGGCCAAGACTGTGGTGTTTACCTACATGGCCTACGCAAAGACGGTTCAGGAGCAGTGGCCTGAAGCCGAGGTCGGCTACTTCGGCAACACCCGAGGTTACGACAGGTTCTTTCAGGAGGGCTTCAACACGTTCGTGACATTGGGCGACCCCGTGACGAATTTGTCGGCTCTGGCTCTGCAATGGCGCGTACTGACGGGGGCAGTGCCGGTATCGAACGACGTGGAATGGCAACGCTACATCGCGGCGTCGGCTGAATCAGAACTTGCACAGGCTCACGGTCGTGCCCGCAACCCACAAGCCTTGAAGGGTCGTGGTGGTCGTTTGCATCTGCATTACGGGCGTAAGGTTCCGGCTGGCTGGGACTCCGAAACCACCCGAGTGGATCCTGTTTCGTTGAATTTGGACTTTACTTCTCTGACGGGCGCGGCTACGGATACGGAATGAACAGGACGCAGAACGCGGCCTTGTACCACGCCCAGCGCATACTGCGCGAAGCCTTGGAGAAGAAGCCATGAGCAAGCACACACCGGGACCGTGGAAGATCGGAGCACTTGAGTCAGGTCAGGCCGCCGTTGACGGAGCCGATGGTTCCGAGGTGACTGGGTTCGTCAGCATCCCAGACGCCCAACTCATCGCCGCCGCGCCCGATTTGCTTTCAGCGTGTGAACGTCTTGTCCGCTGTGTGAAACACATGGATGAACATCCAGCAATGATCGCGGCGAATGACGCCATCAAGAAAGCCCGAGGTGCAACATGAACGAAATCCTTGCAGAGCAGTGGGCCATCGCGCTGCGCTTGTGGACCGAAGAATACACCTTTTGGGAAGGCTTCCATCGCCGCTCACTGGCGTTGGGTCACGCCAAACAATCTGACGAAGTCTTCCAAGAGACGGTGTGTGAACGAGTCCTTCGGATACTGCCGATGCGGGTGCGCAAGGAAAAGATTGACCTGCGGTCCGCAGTAGAGGTAGGGTCGTGAATATGGATGCCGCTCTCCGACAGAAACTCTACGACGCCTACATGGAACTGGCTGATCAAGCCGCACAACGCCGCCAATGGGAAGCCGCTTCCGCGTTCCAATACGCGGCTGGGTTGGCCTTGGGCCTGACAGTCAAGGTCGAGGTCGCCAGTGAGCCCTGACACCAAGCATCTCGTGGATAGATTGCGCCGAGCCCATCAGCGATGGGACGCCGCTATGGCCCGCGAGGGCTATCGTGACGATCCTGACGAGGCTCGTGCTGAAGGTGCCCCATTCACCGACGATGACTGGCGGCTGTATTGGTGGGCCGATATGTGGCGACTTGAAGTGCATCATCTCGAAAATCAACTTGACCTGACGCCCGAGGCAGCTACTTTTCGTGCGCAGCACGGGTCTTTCGTAGTGAACGAAGATCCAACCTACGTCGAAGCCGAACAACGACTCGATGTCGTGGCCAAGCACATCGGCGTCAACATGACAATGAAGCCCAAAAACAGTCGGAGGACGAAGTGACTGATGCCGTCGATCACCCCGCCCACTACGGTGGTGGAGACAACCTTTACGAGACGATCCGTGTGATCGAGGCGTGGAATTTGGATTTCTGCCTTGGCAACGCGGTGAAGTATATCTCCCGCGCCGGTAAGAAGACGTCAGACCCCGAGCAGGACCTTGAGAAGGCAGTGTGGTATCTTCAACGACGTCTCAAGCAGATCCGTGACGCGAAAGCCCCGCCTAAGCATCTGAAGTGACCCTACCCCGGGGTAGGGTTCTTTGACCCCATTGCCGACTCGACCTCGGGACTAAGACGCCCGAGGTCACGTTCAGTGATGAGTCTGTGGTGACACAGGGGCCAAGCTGAACCGGGCCAGCGACCATGTCGTCGCGCCCATTCGAACGCTAAAACGTAAGCATTGGCGGACTTGATGTACCGCAATCGGTCAACCGGCAACGCGAAGCGATCAATGAGCCGAACAGCGTGGCGTTCGGCGTCCAGTTCCATCCGTTGCAGGTATCGCACGGATGACAGCAACGCTCGCGGCTTGACCTCTTGTCCCGCCAAGTGCTTGTCGAAGCGTTGCTGATGGTCGCCCGCCTTGGCATACCGCTTGTCGAGAAATTGTTCGACGTGCCCGAGTTCGTGGGCAAGCACACCAGACCAATCTGGGGCACTCACAGCCACGGTCAAGCGGCGAGAGTCTTCTTCAAATTCCCCGAGGAGGGTAGTCCGTATTCGATGCGTCGGCGCAAGGACGAGGTCTCCCGACACGACTGCGAGGCGGTCCATTGCGTAATCGACCAGAGCCGCCTCGTTGACGTGCATACACACAACCCCCTAGACAGGCATCTTGACCGAGTTGCCTTCGGCTCTTTCGTGCAACAGTACGCACATCTCAAGCCGTTCAAGTCGTTCTGGCGTACACTCATCCCCGAAGGATTCGTTGAAAACATGCACCATGTAGCCCACTCGACGACGAGTGGCCAAGGCTTCGTCGAGGATTTGCTCAACCAACGCATCCACGACGTAGTCCGGCAAGATGCATCCGTTTTGCCGCAACGTAGTCCGAACGTCATCACGCACCCGAGCGACGTTATCGGGATTGTATTCTGCTCGACGAACGGGATCTTCAGCGGGAGGCAGCGTCACGGGCGACGTCCGTAGTTCGCAATTTCGGGGTCGTCACGTCGCACACGCCGTTTGGATACCCGATCCGCCCAATTCCCGTCCACCACATCAACGTGGGTCAGGTCCACGCCCACCACGATGCCAATGTGGCGTCCCGGTCCCGCATCTGAGCGACCCCGAGTCTTGAAGAAGATCACGTCACCCGGAGCCGGTTCACGAACCAACCAACCATGCTCTCCAAACACCCGTTCAGTGTGGGACACCGAAGCCAACGGATTCGCCCGTTTTCGGTTGGGTACAACATCCCCCGGAATAGGCCGACCAGCCTCGCGAAACACCCATGCCACGAAATGAGCGCACCACGGCTCGGCTCGGGCTCCGGTGTATTTATCGACGTCGACGCCCCGATTTGACCCCTTTGGGTCTTCTCTGAAGCCGACTTGCGAAAGGGAAATCTGGACGACGTCAATCACAAGTCACTCCTTGTGCGAAAGGGCTTCAGCTTCGGCTCGGAGTTCAGCCGCTTCAAGCAGCTTGGCTCTTGCTTCGGCATCGTTGTTGTGATCCGCGTCCTCCTTGAGGGCTTTGGCCTCCGTGGCCAAAAAGTCTGCCTTGGCTCGCTTACGAGCGGCTTTGCCGGCCAGATACCGGTTCATCAGAACAGCCAAAGCAGGACCGATGACGGCTGGGATGTAGGACACAAACGTCCACGGATTCGCTGGGTCAACAGGCGTAGAGGAAGCAAGACTCAGCGTAGTGCCGAGCCCAGCAGCAGACGTCAGGGCAACATCAGTGTTTACCATCACAAGTCCTCACTGCGTGTATAGCACGTTCAATGCCTGTCGAAAGCCAGAAGCCACGCGACGGCGGATTTCGTCGGTAGAGAGGTTGAAGTCCAAACCGGATCCGTGCGGCACGATCGGCACAGCAACGTCGTCTCGTCGGGTTTGAATGTTCGGCTCGACATACAGGCCCACATTCAAACAGGCTTCGAACAATTGCACGAGCCCTTCTCGCCGGATGGGATCAGGAGCCCCATCAGTGTCGGAATCTCTTCGGGTGAGGTACAGACTGACGGTCGGTTCAGGGCGGTTCGCAAAGACCTCGTGAGGGCAATTGTTGCCCCAACCACCGTCCACATAGAGGCGGTTACCCGTGCCCAGAGAAGGAATCTCTTGAGCCGCAGCCACCGGAAACACGGCAGTGCTGGCCGTCAAAACTTCCCAGATCAGCACATCAGGGTGCTGCCACGAGGTAACGTAGACCGGGCGCTCGGTGTAGCAATCAGACACCACCACACACAAGGGCACCTTGACGTCGCCCATCTTGGCGTCCTTGAAGATGTCCTTCAGAGCCGCCCGCACATAGGACCAGTCGTGCATCCCACTTTCGCGGGTCAACACAAGTCGGGGGTGAAACCGAATGACCTTCTTCCCACCTGTGAGGTGGTTCTTCTGAAACAAGCGAACCATCTGGGCTTCAAGGACAAGCGGGTCCAAGCCCAAAGCCATCCCAGCCGCGATAACGGCACCAATTGAAGCGCCGGCATAACCTGCGGCATCAAAGCGGCCCAGCCAAGCCTGAAGACCACCCCACAACGTAGGTCCGTGTGAAGCGCCGCCAGCAATGACAAAGTAGCGACGACTTCGCTTCATTGACCCACCTCGCTAGCGCACAACGCGTTCGACCTGTGCCTGAACGGACGCAGCATTACCCACGATGCAGGCACAACGCGTTCCGTCATAGCGAAAGGTGCGAATCTGCCGAGGCATGATAAGGCTGCCCTGCGAGGGGCTTCCGTGAGTGCAGTTCATGATTGCGGCGTAACCTTGGCTGGTCCAAGCCGAGGCGGTACCACACAAAGCATCGTTACATGTGGCACCGACAGCAGAAACCGTTCCAAAACACAGATCGTTTGTGTTGGTCGGATGCGTATTCTGTACCACGAAAAGCTGCGTGTCGTCCCGCGTCTTCTTGAGGTTCTCTGTGCCGATAGCAGCTACGGGCGTGGTACCGATGTTGTCGTTATCCCGCACCGGATCTGCGCTCAAAGGGGCGTTGATCACGGCATCAAGTCGCTCTCCCAGAGGTGCGCCGGCATGGGCCACGAGGGGGATAAGCAGGGCAAGGAACACAACACGCAACGACATAGGAAAACCTCCCGGCTGATTCTACCATAGTGGTCAATTTTCAATCACACACACGGCTCCGCTACCGATCTGAGCAATGACATCAGAGCCAGCTACCTCCGAACGGAAGATCACCCGAAGGGTTGCGTTGACATTGGTTGACCTGTTGCGAAGCACACACTGCAATTTTGACGCGACGTTACCTGCCGTGGAATCAGTGCCCACCACAATAACGTCCGTGCTGCCTGACGCAGCAACGTTGAACACATCACCGTCAAGCACACCTGTCGCCGCCGCAGCGGAAGAGAGGTTGACGTAGATTACGGCTGAACCCGTCAAGTTCCCATCGGCACCGGCCGCCTGTTCAGCACGGACGCCAAAACCGATACCCGTCGTCGTGGCAGCCGCAGTGGCGATGAGATTTGCCGTGATCACTGCCTTCTTGTTCGGTGGAATCGTGAACGTACAGCCGGTCAAAATAGCAGGCGTGACGGTTCCATTTGTTTGTGTTGCCGTCAGAATAGAGGCATCTACCTGAGACGTCTTTATTGCCTCAAGATCCGCTACTCGGCGCAGAAGGGCCTCGATTACGTTCATCTCTGATTCCCCAGAACGTAGGAGACAAGCATATGATTGGCTCCGTTTGTGTTATCGGTGGCGTTGATCAAGTCGTACCCCGAAGCACTGGCATTGCGCAGCCTCAAAATCAACTGATCTCCCGAGGCACAAGTAACCGCCGCCGAAGCAGTCAATCGCCACGGGGTAGATGCGCCAACACCTTCAATGCCGTTCTCGCCATGAAAGCCAACCGTCGCTCCGCTTCGGAGGTGCAACCAACCAACGAGCATATACCACGCAACCGAGACACCAACCTTGGTCGGATCGCCAAACCACGACGAAACGTGATTGAGCAACCACGTTCCATCACACGGAACCTGAAAGAAGTGGCTTGCCGTGGAATACAACCCGTAATCGTCGTAGGTGCGCCCAGCGGCGTCTGTGCCATTGTCCGTGGTCAGCAGAGTGGCTGTCGACCAAGTAGCGGAAGCGACAAACAACCGAGTAGCGCCAGAGGTATAGGCCGCCACCGCACCTACGGTCTGGTCAGCAAAGCGAGGCACGAATGTCGGCACCGTAGCAGTCGACGCGGATCCCATGCCAGTAATCATCGACACGTTGCCGAAGATGTCCATCTCACCGAAGCGCATATAGTGAGGCACACCGGGCGTGAGCGGAGTCCCGTCACCCATAGAGTCGATGGCGATTCGTTCGCCACGAAACACCCCCACTCGGTTGGATTCATTCGGAATGAATCCCACAGACGCCGTCGACATCCAGACCATCGTCTGATCGTTCCGAAGGCCCATCTCTCTGCGTCGCGGCGAACGGCGAATCAAATTGAATTGCCGAGCGAACGTGACAGCCTTATCGAGTGCCAGCCTCGTTGACTGGTCTACGAGGTCAACGGGATAATTCGCAGCCGCCGCAGGACGCTCGGGACAAATCAAAATACGTTCGGTCCAAAGGGTACCTCGGCTTGGTTGAGTCAACCGCACCTCATAGGTAGCGACGCATTCCCCAGCAGCGTACTTTTCCGTGATGCCAGTAATGGCCACGGTCTGTTCACTGTTCCAACGTCCCCTGACGAGGTCTTCAGGCAAACGAACGATGTCGTGCAGTTCCAGCGGTTTTACGCGAGATGTAAACGTGAATTGCGCCGTTGGTGCCGACAAGTCACTTATAAGCGTGTTGGCCAGCCGCTGTGCCTCGGCTTCCGTGTTGATGGCGAGGTTTGAACCTTCGTACACAGCTACCGGCAAGTAGCCGTACTCCGCCAACGAAGTCGACGCCGTCGACATTATTTCTCGGAAGGACAGATGTACACACGAAAAGAGAGGCAGGTTTGTGGTATAGGTGCCGTCTGCCGCGCCAGTCCCGGCCACATCGGACTCCACCAGTCGCGGACCAACCACGTTGCCTGAATAAGACCCATTCAACGCCGCACTGCCGCCCGTACCACCTTCAAGTGTAAAGGCGACGCCTTCGCCGGTCGGATCCAGATTTGTAACGTCGGAATTCAACGTCACCGATACCCGACCGCTCGCCACGGCAACGGACGAAATGGACAAGGTAGCCGTCGATTCGTTACGATTGAAGCGCACAATCGCGTGATTACGAATCCTAGAAATGTCCGACCTTACGGGGGCGATGTCAACAATCGCGGCGGCGTCAAGCTGGTAGTTGTGCTGGAAAGTCACCGTACCGGGGCTCGGACCAATGCTGGCTCCCGACGCGATGGTGCTGCTCGTGGTTGCCCGCAACGTAGCGCGATAGAAGTCCATCACCGAGGCTACGCTGTAGGATCGGTCCAACGTGGTGATGCTTGAACTGCTGATCGTGACCTGCATGTTTTCCGAAAGCCCGTGCGGCTCACGGAACTCAACCAGTGCGTCTTGAGGACCAATACGCTGCACGGTCTGATGCGGAATACACTTGGTTCGCCGAGGCGAGTACGTTGTCAGCCGATAGCCCGCCCAAGGCTCGTGATACTTGAATTCGGTAACGAAACCAATCTGGTCTGAAATGGCCTGAAGTGCGTCAATGACCGGTCCCGACGACACGTCGTTATATCGCAGCATCAAGCTGCTGCCGAGAAACGCAGGCGTGGTCACCGTGCCTGCTTCGGAATACACACGGAGTTTGCCAAAGTTCTTATAGCCGATCGTAGTCCAAGAGGTTCCATTCGGAATACGGGGCTCAAAGTCGCTGATGATTTCGTCTTGGGCGTCCTCGGCAGACTTGTTCGGGGAAGCGTAGTTGTAGGCTCGCCCGTCCAACACAAAAACATCGCGCAAGGCGGACGACTTGTCCGAACATGACAAAGTAACCGTTTCGTCCCCAAGATCCCACGAATCGACAGCCCCCTCGAAAATGGGCTCCCATTCCCATCCCTGAATAACCCAGCCTGACGGAACGAAGGCTCGTTCAATGACCACTTTTCGGCGCAGCGCCAAGAGATTCAAATAAGGTGTATCCGACACCGTCCCGAGAGGACTCAGATCCACCAAACGACCCCGACGACGGCGCAGGGTCACGGAAGCAGTTCCCGTCGAGTCATCGACCGTGAGGCTACGGTCTACCGAGTCAACGAAATCCTGCCCGTCGAGATTGGTAAGGTCTTGGGGAACACCGGTCGAATCGTCAATCAGCACTCGGGTGCGAACTTCGTAGTTCTCCGAAGCCAAAAGGACGTTGTCGTCCCACGGCTGTACACAACCTCCATACAGAGCACGTTGCTTGGCCGTTCCAAGCGAACGTCGCCAGAAGGCCATTTCGCTGCTGATTCCCTTTAGTTCGTCTTGGGCTGAACTCAGATAAGAACCACCAGAGACGTTGTAGATGGACCCGCCAATAACCCATCGCGTCGAGGCGTTCGTACCCGCAACTGTATTCACGGTGCCAGTGTGTTCGCTATCCAATCTCCCATTGATGTAAAGCCGAATCTTTGATTCAAGAGGGGCGACCTCAAAGGCGAACAACCCCACGGTTGAGGGTGAGGTCGTGACGTAGCTGGCCAACGAAGACGAAGTCACCGCAAGACGTACCGCAAAACGGTAATCCGCATGACGCACGACTTGCAAGATCGGGAAATTGCTGCCTGTTCCTCCCGGAGTCGACGACCTTTCCATGCAGACGAAGGAACCGCCGCTGAATTTGTGCCAGAAGGCAGCGGCAAATCCGACTGAAGCGTTGGAGATGTAGCCCGAGTCGTTTGGTGTGTCGCCAACGGTGCTCACAGCCCCCGACCAAGAACGACCACCGGTAGCAAAAGGACCAATGGCCGAGGTAGTCGTCGTCGGCACGTAAGGGCCGACACTGGCGGCAGCCTCGATCTGAGCGCCCCACACGAAGATGCCGCTCACGCCGTCGCCAAGGTAGATGGAATCGCCTGCCGTTGCGCCGCTGCTCGTGGCGATGAGCAGACGCACCGATGTTGCGGTATCCGACAAGCCTGTGATACTGATGCGGTACCAGCCGTTATACAAAGCCACTACAGAGCACGACCCCAACGTCCATGTGCCGTTGGAGGTGACGTATGCGATGGCTCCCGTCAGCAGGTTGACCGTGACGTCGATACGGTTGGTCGAAACCCCGGAGAAGAGATACGCACGGACAAAGTTGCGCCCATCGGGGCGAGCGTGGAAGCTGGCTGTGTAGGTTATCTGGGTGGCGGATTTCGAGACGGTCTGCAAAACGTAGTGAACGTTTGAGGTGGCGTCCTCGACCAGCTTGTCTGCGGTGAGATTGCCGTCTAAGGCCATCACCGCGTCAGGCGTCACCGAGGCGTTTGACTTGGTCCACTGTGCGTTGTCGAATTCCTGACTATAGAGCAGCAAATTGGTGGTTTGGACGGTTACCGTCTTTGAATTGGGGTTGAACACCGAAGCTACCGGCTCAGGCGGGGTGCTCCCGTTGAACCCTACGAGATGGCGATCCCGCCCCAGACGACCGAGAATCGTAGCCTCGTTTTGCAGCGTTGCCGTCGAAAGAGACCAGTCCGGGTAGTAGGCGAACATGTCGTTGTCCGCCATGAAGCCTTGGTACGGGGTTCGCAGAATCCGCATGGATCACTTCTCTTGCAGCATGATTGCCAACGACCTCGCATTGTACCGGAAAACACCATCAACCGTAACCGGCTTCACGTTGAAGGACTTGGTGAAGCCCTTGGCCACCATGGGTCCGTTCTCGCCTGCTCCGTTACAGGGCACGAAACGCCCCTGTAGAGCGTCGCCAGTCACCGTTACGAACGGCCGCCGCGCAAAGCCGGTGGACGCCAGCCCGAAGGCAACTGACGCTGCCGAAGCAAGCATGTCTTCGTTCCACGCGAAGCGATCGACACTAAAAGCCGCGTATTGTGCGGTCGCGGTCGCACCAGACGATGTCTCCCCTTGCAGGACCACTCCCAGATACCCGCTTGCCACGGAATGCGTCATAAAGGGCACAGAACCCACCGAGGCTCCGTTTACGTAGTACCGCACGGTACCGGCGTAGGACTTGGTTGCGAACGACCTCCAAGGACCGTCCCCGTTCGCAATGTGATACCCGTGAACCGTCCAGTCGCCCTCGGACCCGAACCGCAAAGTTGCCGTGGCGGTATCCCCCGGAAACAACCCCAATGAAAAGGCTTGGTTGCCCCACAAAGGACTAACGGTCGATCCAAAACCCGAAGCGGACGTCATCGAGTAGCCGGCGTCTGCCGAGGTACGGGTAAAGGTCGTAGTCACCCCTGTAGGTGTGGTGACCTGACGAGCGAATGACCAGCGATGGCCGTCACCGCGAACCCAGCCTTCCAAGGCGAGGGCGTCCTCCAGAGCAAGGGGCGGTGTCTCAAAGGACAAACTTCGCTTCTTGGCGTAGGTGAGTCCTTCAAGTTGCTCATCCAAAGCCCCTCGGCCATACGACTCGACGGAGTCGTCATCAAGCGAAAACGAGTCGAGAATGGCCTCGATGGCATAGCCATCAATGCGAAGAAACGCCATCAGGTCCTCCAACGACCGTTTGCAAAGCCATCAACCGAACGCTCTCCGATGCCTGTTCGGATACCCGTTCCTCGCCATTTCGTTTCAGCGTTCTGTGTAGCGTAGATGGCTCCTGCTACCTTGTAGCTTTGTGGCAGATTGCGGAACTCTCGGGTGAAGTCACGCAGAGCCTGAGTGTTTTCGTCCAAAGCCGAGGTGTTCGCGTCGATGGGATCATCACCTCCGCTAGAAGGAGGTCTGAAGTCGTCCCTGTCGAGGTACTTGCCGAAGCCTTTGAGGCCAAACACGTCGCGAGCAATCTTCACAATCATATTGTTGAAGCTGATCGCACCCCCGAGCATCGTATCAATAAACCACATGAACCCGGCATTGAGATTACCGACAACCACGTTCAAATCGAAGAACAAACCGAAGAGATTCAACCCCGACGTGGCAATGGCAGAAATGAACCACACGAGCATCTCAATAAACGGGGAGAGGCCAACGACCACCGTAGAGACAGCGGAAACAATGCCAGACACAACCCCTATGACAAGGGTCACGATATTCACAAGGGGACGCAGAGCCGCGCCAACCAACACACCGACAGCGGCGAGCAAATCCTGCAAGGCGGTGCCCAGCATAGGCAAACCAGACAAAATTTCACCCAGAGCCAACCGCACGAGTTGCTCAAGGCCCACCATGATGCTACCAAGAAGATCCGTAACAGGCTTCAAACCATCAATGATGTTGAAAAGCAGCCCAGCAAGAGCCCCCAAAGCCGCTCCCAACGGACCCGCCACTGCCCCCGCAGTCGCACCCGACATGACGCCGGACAGAGCAGAGGTAATGCCTTCTGTAATACCTCCTGACATCTGTCCGATTGCTCCCGCAATAGGCCCCACAAGACCTTGACCGGAACCAATGGCGGTGACTGCATCGCCAACCGGACGGTTGAACTCGATCATGTCTTTCAAGACTTGCTTCTGCACTTCCTCCCAATCCTTCAGCCATTTCTTCATGATCTGGTCGTGGCGCGAAATGCCGTTGTCGAATTGAACAACACTACTACTGAAAGGTGCCGCCAATGCCCGCCCCTCAGCAACGAAATCCTTTTCCTCCGTGGCGGCTAACCATTTATCAAAGGCCGCTTCTGCACTGTGCAAATCGGAAGAGGTAATACCTTGCTTCCGATCAGATTTCGGGGTGGGACCGGTAACCTTTTGAACTACTCTCGGCAATACCCCAAGGGCCGAGGCAGTTTCCTTGATGGCTTCAATCAATCCGGCGAGAGCGCCTTCGCCGGATTTGCGCATGGCGTCCAAGGTCTCTTTTGACATAGCAGACACATCAGCGAGAATCTTCTCCCGATCATAGAAGAGGTCGTCTCCTGTGGCCTTTCGGAAAGACTTGAGCAAGCTGGTGAGTTGGTCTTCCTGCTCGGTCTTTTTATCCATAGCCGCAAATTCGGATTTGAGTACCAAAGCGTCGGCTTCTTTGCGAACATTAGCAATGGTCTCATCCATCCACTTGCGCCAAATAGAAGACCCTCCCACCTTCAACGCGCCAGCCAAGCCCTCAACAAGGCGCAAACCGAGGTATTCGCCCAGCGACCCCCAGTCTTGTGATTGCAGCAGCGTCTTTACGTCATCGAAAAACGACGTCAGACCGGGCAGAAATTCACTCAGAACTTTAGCCAAGCCGACCTTGAGAGTGTCGATTGTGTTCTGCATCGACGCATCGAAACGAGCGAACGACTCAGCCGTGCGATCAGTCGTGTTCGCGTACTCATCCAAGGTGCCTTGCGACTGACGAGCGACTTCCTCAACGAATGCGAGTTGCTTTTCTTCAGCCGACAGAGCCTCGACAGTCTTGTTCACCTTGGCGGCGTAGGTCTCGTTGGCCTGACCGACCGAGACAATGATGCCGAGGTTATCGAGCAGCAGCCGGGACGACCGAGCCGTACCGACGATGATCGAGTTGAACATGTAGTCGAAGGATTGCCCGGTCTTGAGGGCTGAAGCCTCCGCGACCATGACAAGTTGCTTGAACGTCTTCTCGTTGATTCCCATTGAGTCGGCCAAATTGGCCTTCTTCATGAGTTCCGCGTCGGACACCATTCCGTTGGTGGCCTTACGGTATTCTTCGATTGACTTGCCGGCGTTCTTGAAGAACTGCTCGGCAGCCATGATTTTAGAGCCTTCCGAGGCTGCGGAATACGCCTTGGTGATGCTGCCGGCCAAAGTATCGAAAATAGTATTCGTTACCTTGATGTCACGCGACAACCGGGTCATTGAGTCGCGGAAAGAGTTCGTCTTGCTGGACGCCTCTTCAAGATGCTTGGTCACCACCTTGACGCGGGAGCCGATTTCCTCGCCGGCCTTGTTGAACCTCTTGATGACCTCGATCGAGCCGTTCATGGCCCCATCGAACTTCTTGGTGTCGGCTACGAGTTGAGTGACGATCTGGTCGGTATTCGTAGCCATCCGGTCACCTCAACGAACGGCGTTCGCGGTTAGAACCGCCCGCGCCTTTCTTGTTGCGCAGCTTGATCCACTCAAGCCAGAGGTAAAACTCCTCTACAGACATGGATCGTACCACGTCCAACGTCACGCCAAGGTGGTCAGCGACCAAGAGATGCGCTTGAGTCTCTCGGTCGCTTTTCAGTTTTTTGCGGCGGCCTTGGCCTCACCCATCAGGGACATCAACGCCGTCACCACGGGGTCGATGAAGCTGCCCTGCGCTGGCAGGTCAAGCAGCACGGCTTCATCCGCTTGGTCGAAGATGGGCTTTCCATCAGCCGGGTCATAAGCGCACTGAATGACGATCTGAGCCATGACTCGGGCCTGCGCAGCAGCATCCCCATCACTGGCCTTGGAGAACATCGTCGCCTGTGCCAAAGTCGGCGAGCGGACCTCAACGGTCAGGACTTCCTCGCCGTCGCGAATCTCCACGACGGTGCGGCGAATGGCTTTTGAGGACTGATCAATGAGACGCTGGCGCAGAGTGGTAGTCATGCGCGAAGAATATCACAGAGTCCGCTCGGAGTAGCCGGCAATCCGTCCAGTGCGGTCGTCACGCGATGCCGACAAAACCCACTCCACCGTCGCCTCGACCAGACCATCAACAGAAGTCGACCGTTCGATCGAAGTGATCTTGCCGATCCCGCGAAACAAAGGGCTGAAACCAGAGTTGACTTCGACGAACACATCCGAGCCCGTAGCACTCAGCGTGGCCAATCGCGCCATATCGTTCGGATTCAGCAGCATGTCCAAGGACAGGCTGGCATCAGCCAAACCAGAGATGCGTCGGCGAAACGGGCTGGTCGACGTGTAGACAGTGGTATCGAGCAACTCGCTGGATTCGGTCAGCGAATGGCCTTTGACTTCGCTGACGAACTCAGAAGCCGTCGTAAGCGGAATGAACGTGCCGGTCAGGGTCGGAGCCGCTGCCAAAGGCGAAGTCACGGTGAACTGGCCGAACAGGAAGTCAAACGCCGTGACACTCGTGTAGGCCAATGTCGCACCCGACACAGTGATGTGCCAAGGAAACGACGGGTCAATGCAACGGCGAGCCGCCGACGTCACTTGAAAAGACGTCGACGACAGGGTCGTACAAGCCTCTGCCGTCATGGTCGTGGGGATACCACCTCGGCGAATAGCGCACTGAAAGCCTGCACGAGCCATGTAACCTCCGCGTCCGTGTCAGCCGATCAGATGCCCGAGCCAATGACGATCGGGTCGACGGAGCCCTCGTGCTGAAGGCTGATGCTAACCTCGACCTTACCATCGACCGAAGCCGAACGCTCAAGGGACTCGACCAGCATCGAGACGGCCAGACCGTGCGTGGCACCAGACACGACAACCGTCTGACGGAGGATGACCGGCAAGCCGTTGGTGTAGCAGTGCTTGAGATGGGCGTAAGCCGTGTCGGCGATCTCAAGGTCACCGTCGATGCTGGCCGAAAGGTCGCGCAGACCCATGATCCGGCGTCGCAGGTTGGAATCACGGAAGTCGGTGACGTCCAGTGCTTCGCGACCGTCAGACAGATCGACCGAGATTGCGCCATCCAACTCGGCATAGGTCGACGACGCACCAGTCGCAATCGAAACGGTAAGGTCAAAGCCAGCAATCGCCAAGGTACACCTCTAGTTGGTGGAACGGTTTATGATAGCACGTCACCCAGCCGTGTAGTGTTCAAGCCGAACAGTCACAGCAAATTCAGGGCACTCCTGATCGTCTTCGCCGATGAAAGTGGGGCCTGACTGCAACGGCTCGATGCGGACATAAGCCCGAGAGCCGGTAGAAATCGACCCCGGAGAGGTGCGGTTTAGCGCCGCCCACACAGCATCAGCCCGTTCCTTTATGCGGAGGTAGGACCCGTTCGGTCCACGCATTCGGATCTGCACGTCGACTCTGTGGTAGGTCTGGTTCCGCGCATCCAAAAAGCCGTTCGGCTGGGGGCCACCGTACTCCTGAATGACGACAGCTTCAATCGGGAACGGTGCCTTTCCGGGACGCATCGGACCGACGAACGTGAACGACGTCGAACACCCGGACCGGGCAAAACCCGGACCGGTAAGATAGCTTCGGACGTCAAGTTCTACGCTCATCGGCCTTTGATACTCCCCCGCATGGCGGGCAGGCGTCCAGTACGCAGGAAGTAGTTTATCGCTTCCTTGATGACTTCTTGGTTCTGCTTGAGTCGGTCATTCACAGCCGTCTCCAAGAACTTGGCCTGACCTTGCGAGGCCCGACCTCGATTCTTCGTTTTGCTATACAGACCGGGGTGACTGTACGACGTATTTTCGTGCTGTGCAGCAATGTAGGGAATACCGTAATAGCCGATCTCGACCAACACCGAGAGCATACTGATTTTCGGAAACTCCACAAAGGCGGATTTTTCCAAGTCGCCGTGTTCGTAGGGAGCGCGGGTCTTGGACAGAGCCATCGTCTGCTGCCCTGCGTTGAATTCGCCTACGGCAGCCGCGTCGAGGAACTGCTTCGGGTATTTCCGAAACTTGCTGATGATTTCGTTCGATCCTTTGATGATGACTTTCACAGCATCACCTCGATGTGATCGAGATTGGCATTCTCATCGTAGCAATACTGCACGTTCTTGGGTCTGCGCGGCTGGTCAGGTACTCCCGGCAAATAGAACCACGCCGACCGGCAAGCGGCCTCTGCCAATGGAAACGTCTCGTCGAGGATTAGCATGTGCTTGGTTCGCTCGTCGATGGAATCCGAACCCACGGGAACCTCGCGGTAGTAGGGCTCCACGCGACCAAAACAAGTAGCCGTCGACCCGGCTTGGCCCTGCCCGGAAAAATCCAGAGAAGCCACACTGGCGTAGCTGACGACATGCCTGAGTTGTGCCTTCAACACGGGGTCCATAGGTCACTCTCTAAAATAGGTAGCCGGATCGTCCGCCACTTCGGGGAAGTCGTCTTGACCAACCGACGCAGGAGGCAACACGTTATCCGCGTTGTCACGGAGGTTCTCATTCGCCGTCTCGGAGATACCGCCCGCGTAACCGGTGGCCAACAGGCTGCCGGCACCTTCACCACCGGGCGTAGAGCCGGGACCGACTGCACGAAGCCGCTTGGCGAGGTCAGAGTAGTGCTTATGCCGAGCAGCAGCCGAGATGCGCAGCAGCGAGTTTTCGGTGTTCACCTGAAAGGCGTACTTGGCCGAAAGGAGATCAGCGCAATCGGCTGCCGCATAATTGACGACCGGCTGGGCAGACAAGACGAAGTAGATTTCTTCGTCTTGAAGTTGCTGCCGTGTGGTGTCTGTATCGCCGACGATGAGCCGTACTTTCATCAGCGAAGCCACCGTCGCTGCCGACGTCAACAACTGTGGGATGTAGGTCCATGTCATTGGCTGACTCCCAAAGTCGTCGCCGTTTCAAGAATCTGGCCTTCACTGGTCGTGATTCTACACCCTACCACATAGGTAGCGCCGTCAATCCCGCCTTGAATCAGATGGCGTACCACGGGGGACAAGTCCACGATTGGCGTACCGAATAGCATCGAAGCCGCAGAAACCGACGACGCCCCCGACGTTACAATGGTCCATGTCGACGTCGCGACACTTTCTCCATGCTGAATAAGGGCTCCGAAATTGAACCCGTAGCGAACAACTTCGGTCGATGTTTTGGGAGAAAAGGACATGCCTGATTATACCCCCTAAAGAACGGTTCTTCGCTCTAGAACATTTGCGATTTTGACGCCCGGTCGCGGCGCGGCTATATGGAGCGTCTCCCGCTCTAGAACGTCTGCTGTTTTGACACCCGGTCCCGCTACGGCTACATGCAAAGTAGACCGGCCTGAGAGTACGAGAACTTCTTCCCCCCGAAAGCGAAAGCGACTAGGTACATCAAACGGGGCTGGCTGGAAGCCTTCTCCGAAGGTCAGCACATCGTCCAGCGTCAGGCTCCCTTGGCCGAGCAAGACAGCAGACGCGGTTCCGTCAAAGGACAAGACGTCGAGGGAGATCGTGCCGGTTGCAACGTGCGTCTGCGACCCGACACCGTCGACGGCCGCATCGTCGAGGGTGACGACGCCGGAGGCAAAGACCACCGCCGCGACGTCGCCAGTGCAGGAGACAGCGTCGAGGGTGATAGCGCCCGACGCAACGTGCGTCTGTGTGCCAGAGCCCGCCACGGTGGCGTCGGCGAGGGTGATAACGCCCGTGCCAAACACGACAGCGGCGACGCTGCCCGTCGAGGTGACGGCGTCGAGTGTGATTGCGCCCGTGCTGGCGACGACAGGCGAGCCAGCGCCCGCCACCGTGACGGTGTCGAGGGTGACAGCGCCTGTACCGAACACGACAGCGGCGACGGTGCCTGTGCTCGTGGCGTCGTCGAGGCTGATAGCCCCGGACCCGACAACCACCGGAGAGGCGCTGCCGGCAACCGTGACGGCATCCAGCGTGATAGCGCCAGTACCATCGACGGATGACGCGCCGACATCGCCCGATCCCGCGACGGTGACGGTGTCGAGAGTGACCGCGCCCGTGCCGAAGACGACGTCGGAGACGACGCCACTGCAAGCGACGTCGTCCAAGGTGATGGAGCCGGTGGCGACGTGGGTCTGTGAGCCGCTACCCGCGAACGCCACCGTGTCGAGGGCGACGCCCCCGGTGGCGACGATGACGGGCGAGCCGCTTGCGGCAACGACCACCGTGTCCAGCGTGACGGCCCCGGTCGCAAACACAGCATCGGCCACCGTGCCTGTTGCTGTGGCGTCGTCGAGGGTGACGCCCCCGGTGGCGACGATGACGGGCGAGCCGCTGCCGGTGAATGCCACCGTGTCCAGCGTGACCGCACCTGTCGCGACGTGTGTCTGCCGGCCGCTACCAGCCGAGACGACGGTGTCGAGGGTGACCGCACCTGTCGCAACGTGCGTCTGCTGGCCACTGCCCGAGACGGCGACGGTATCGAGCGTGACTGCGCCGGTTGCGTCTACGCCGCTACCAGACCCTGCCGTCGCGCTACCGCTGACGACGGCATCGGCGAGCGTGATGTCGCTCGACTCTTCAAGGTTGATCGGGGGATTTGGATCGTGGTTGGTGGGCTTGGTCGCCCACTGTGTCTGCGCCCACGACCGGACGACAAGGCCGTTGCCGGAAATCTGATGCACGGCCTCGACCTCCTACGTCGTGATCAACCCGACGCCGTGGCGAACATCCCGGTGAAACTTGGTGTGCTCGTTGCGGGATGACTGACATCCAAGAACGCCAAGCAGGCATCGTCGAAGATGCGCGTCAAGTTGAAGGCGGTGTTGATGCCGTCGACGATGGTGATCATGTTCGCCACGACGCACGGCATGAACGCAATCGGGTGGCCGATGACGAATGCGACCGTGCCTGTCACCGAGGCGGAGCACTGCATCTGCGTAAGCGCCTTGATCCCGTTGTCGCCGGTCGCAAGCGGTGCGAACCACTGATTCAGCGGATGATCGAGACGGTTGATTGTCGCCGTAGAGTTGCCCGTCAACGACGGCAACGTCGCGGCATTGCCGTTCTGGTCGGTGTAGGTGCAGACGGTCCAGTTGTGCGCCGTCGCACCGAGGGCCGCTTGGACCTCGACAATGAGGAAGTTTCCGTCGGCGCTGTCTGGCTGATCATCGGCGGTGTTTTGGTAGCGTGTCGGGACGCCCGTCACCGCCTCCGTCGCCGTTGACGACATCGTTTTGTTGACCTCAAAGAGACGGTCATAGAGCAGCAACGTGCGCGGTGCGACAGAGCAAAGCACGTCGGCTCGCACGAAGTGTTGCGTGTCTGGCGACGACGGGTTGACAAAGAAGAACGCGCCTTGCGTCGCATCCGTCAGTGCCGCACCACCGGGAGCAGCCGCCGCAGCGTTGCCCGCAGGGGGATACGCACCGACGCGCCAAAGGGATGTACTCGCTCCGACAACCGATCCGCTGCCTGTCTTCTGGAACGTGAAGTCCCTGCGCTTGCCGAAGTTTGACACCTCGTTGATCAGGTCCGACAGCGACGAGAACCCGTGCATCCGGTGACGCCCTGCGACCTTGCCGATGGCGTGATCGACACGCTCCACGCATCGCTCGGCGAGGGACATGAAGTCGCCGCCGTCGATGCGACCGACGAAGTCGCCACCGCGACCGCACCACACACCGCCAGCACCGGGGACGCCGTTGATCAGGATGGGCCTGCGCCCGTGCCAGTCGCGCATGGACCCCGAGATGTGTTCCACTTGGTCTGCGCCAAGCCAGCGCTCCAGCTTGCTTGAGTTGGTGCTGCGTCGTGCGATCACGTTGGCCATGTCGTCGTCCTCTCAGGTGCAGACTTCGCCGGCATAGATGCCGACGTTAGCGGGCGGTTCCGTTGTCGTCGACGTGGGGCTCGATCCATAGCCATCAAGCCAATACCCGACGACGTGTGCGCATCGTACACAGCGCCAAAAGACCTTGCTGCCGGCGTCGACCTCGCCAGCGGGAGCCGTCGCCGACTCCCACTGTGCGTGACCGAAGTTGATCGCCGGGTCAAGGTCGTGCATCAGTTGTTGCCGTCAGTGATGGTCAGCGACGTGACCTGCACCGGCTGGCCCGAGACGATGGACAGCGTCGTGAGGTTGAGGTCGCTGCCCGACGTGCCGCAGTCGCCATCACACACGAACGCACCCGTCGAGTCGGTCAAGTAGAAGAACGCCGCCGTGCCCGTCGCGTTGGCCGACGTGTCGGAGAACGGCGTCGTGAACGTGAGCACGCCCGACGACGACGAGCCGCAGGGATCGGCGCACGTCAGTTCGGCAAGCAGAGCGCCGGCTGGGGTGCCGCCCTTCGTCGGCTTGCTGCCGGCGTAGATGCGGAGCAGGCCCGCGCCAGCGCCAGCGTCGACGGCGGCACGGATTGAATCCACGCGAGTGTTACGGACGGTGTTTGCGATACGGACGGCCATGCGTTTTCCTCCGCCAGAACAGGCGCGGGTGTATTCAAGAACACAAAAGCAAGGCTCAACTCCGGTTGAGCCTTGGCAAATTCGAC